CTGGTATTTTGCAGTTCCCCAGCAAGTTGTTACGGACGGCACGAATAAAGTCGCTGTCCCGGCTGATTTTTACAATTTACTCGGTGTTGACCTTGGCGTTGCTAATAACAATAATGCTTGGGTAACTCTGTCGAAGTATGACTTCATTGAGCGCAATCGGTTTGTCTATCCAAACATTACATCTACGTTCTACGGCGTGTTCAACTTAAGATATCGTCTAATGGGTAATTTTATTAATTTCATACCCGTGCCACAAGCTGGCCAATACATACAAATCTGGTATATTCCACGCATGACAGAACTGCTACAAGACACTGACTTGATAGATGGCGTTAGTGGCTGGACCGAATACATAATCGTTGATGCCGCAATCAAGGCGCTGCAAAAAGAAGAATCAGACGTCAGTGTTCTAATGGCACAAAAAATGGCGTTGAAGCAACGTATTGAAGAGGCTGGGATGAACCGCGATGCCGGCCAACCAGACACCATTTCCAACACCCGCTCATGGGGCAGTAGAAACGGCAGCGGAGGCGGGCCCGGCTTTGACGGCGGGTTTGGAGGCTACTAATGGCGTTGCCAAAGTTTCAAACCGATGACCAAGCTTCCAGCGCCCTGCAATCGACCTGGGCTGCGGCACTAGACCCATTGTTGCAGAACCCTGCTACAAAAGGCTCCGTGCTTAGCTCCGTGCCACTGACAACCGGTGCAAACGTAGTCAACCATAAACTAGGCCGAAAGCTGCAAGGCTGGTCTATAGTGCGGCAGCGTAGCGCGGGCACTGTTTACGACACTCAAGACACAAACCCAAGGCCGGAGCTATCATTGGCGCTTGTAGCGTCTGCCAACATGCTAGTAGACCTGTATGTTTTCTAAGGCGGTAAAATGAGCACAGTAATTTCGTCCAACATGTTGCTACCGGTGCCGGTTGTCGGCGTAGAAACAGGCCCTCAATGGGCATCTGATATAAATAATTGTTTTACAGTAATAGACCAGCACGACCACTCAGCCGGTGCCGGTGTACAAGTATCCCCATCTGGTTTAAATATAAACACCGACTTGGCAATGCAAAACAATTCTCTTACGAACTCCAAGGCTGTTGTATTTGGTGTGCAAACTAGTTTTACTACTAATGCGTCACTGTACGTTCGCGGCAATGAAATTTATTACCGAGATGTCGCCGGCACTGAAGTACAGATTACCAATACAGGCTCAGTGAATGCCGGTGCTGGAAGTATAACAGGGCTACCAAACGGCACTGCCGGTGTTGCTTATTCAGCGGTAAACCAAACGTACACCTTCGAGTCCGCTACTTCCGTAGCTGCCAACCTGGACCTAGGCTCTCTAGTACTGAGAAATCTAAGCCCGAACAGTACTTTTTCGCTTACTGTAGACCCGCCTGCCGCGCTAGGCTCTAATTACAACATTACACTGCCAACACTGCCAGCTAGTAAAAAAATAATGACCATGTCCAGTGTCGGCCTGCAAGCTGCTGACTACGACGTTGACAATTCTACACTCGAAATAAACAGTAACACTATAAGAGTAAAAGCTGGGGGCATAACTACCACACAAATTGCAGCCGCAACCATTACTGGCAGTAATATCGCCTCGGCGACAATAACTGGCAGCAACATTGCAGCTACAACTATTGGCACTGGCAACATGCAAGCAGGGTCAGTAAACGGCACCGTGCTGGCAGACGCCAGTATAACAGATATAAAAATTGCAGCCCTGGCCGGAATTAACCAAAATAAACTTGCAGTAAAATCGATAACTGCGGCTTCGGTAGCCTCCGGAACAGCATCGTCTGGTACTTCTACACTGGCAAGTTACACGCACACATCCGCATTGGCAAGCGCTCCGTTTTTATTTACAATGGCGAATCTAACTACAACCGGTGTTTTCGACGCAGTAGACAGCACGGCTTATGTCGAAATAACGTTAGGCGCCAGTGTTTTTCGCATTGGGATGTTGCCGCCTGCGTCTGCTGGCCTAAGATACGCGCCCGCAAACTTTTCAATGATAGGCCAGACTAACGGCAGTTCGCAAGCCGCGATTTCCGTCAAGTTTGTAACTCAAGGTTCGCAGGTTGATTGGCCTACTTTAGTTGTGCGGACGGCAGACTTCTAATGGCACTGCAAAAGCAAGCAATTGAGTTTAACTTTGCTCAAGGCCTGGACTTAAAAACAGACCCAAACCAAGTACAACTTGGCAAGTTTCTATTGCTTGAAAACGCTGTATTTCAAAACGGCGGCGGATTACAAAAACGATTTGGCTTCGGTGCTTCAAGCACGGTGCCCATTACTACGCAAACAACTTTAACAACGCTGGCCGACAATTTAATTGCTACTGGCTCAAGCTTGTATAGCTACTCTACGGACCTTGGTACATGGGCATCACAAGGCACAGTACAACCGGTCGATGTTGCCGTGCTTCCAGTAGTGCGTAACTCCAGCTCGCAAACCGCACCCGATACAGCTATTGCCGCTAACGGTTTGGCGTGCATAACTTGGGTAGAAAACTCACTAGCTTATTATCAGATATCAGACCCATCCAATGGCACCGTGCTAGTGCAGCAAACTGCTTTACCAGCAACAGCTACAAATCCAAGAGTCTTCATACTTGGGAGTCATTTTATTATTATGTTTGGCGCTACTGTTGGAACGGCACATTTGCAATACGTCGCCGTGCCTGCCGGTAATCCTACAGCGCCAGCGGCTGCGACAGATTTTGCGACTACGCTAAGCGCCATCGGCACGGGCTGGGACGCTGTAGTGTACAATAATTCTCTTTACGCGGTATGGCAAAACAACGCTACCGGAGTTAATGTCGGATACATGACGTCCACATTAGTCCGAAGCACACAAAAAGTTATTACCACAAAGCGTGCTACGCTCGCAAGCGCGTGCGCAGACAGTGTCAACAACCACATTTGGTTTTCCTTTTGGGACACAGCTACCGGCGACGCATACAGCACATCCTATGACCTGAGCTTAAATGTTGTTACTGCCGCGACTAAAATTATTTCAGTAATTACAATTACGCAACTAACAAGCACTGCTTCTGCTGGTGTAATGACGCTGTTGTACCAAACTACCAATAGCTATAGCTGGGGCGGACGTTCTGACTATATCAGCAGTAGAACAATTACAGACGCTGCGACTTTGGGCACGGCCGCTGTAGTAATTCGCTCGGCCGGCTTAGCGTCAAAAGCGTGCCTAGTAAACGATGTTGGGTACGTTTTGACGGCCTATGGTGGCGCTTACCAGCCTACGTACATGCTAGTGAACTACAGCGGTAAAATACTTGCAAAACTAGCATACTCAAACGGCGGCGGATATTACACGTCTATCGTGCTCCCCTCTATCACCGTTTCGGGCTCTAATGCACAAGTAGCATATTTATTCAAAGATTTTCTCAGCAGCATAAACAAAGCTACCGCAGCTACTTCAGTGCCTGGAATTTATACACAAACCGGTATAAATTTAGCCACTTTAGGTGTAAATTCTACTCAACAACAAAGCTCCGAAATCGTCGGCAGTTTACATTTGACCGGAGGCCAATTGTGGCAGTATGACGGCTCATCGATTGCCGAGCACGGGTTTCACGTATGGCCGGAAGACTTGAACGCTACTTTTAATAATTCTGGTGGCAGTGTTACTGTGCAACAATATTATTATATCGCAACCTATGAGTGGACCGATGCGGCTGGCAACTTGCACCGCAGCGCTCCAAGCGTTCCCGCAGGCATAAATGTAACTAGTTCGCCGGCAACTGTTGTCATAAAAGTGCCAACACTACGCTTAACTAGCAAACAAAATGTTAGAATCGTGCTGTATCGCTGGAGCACTGCACAGCAACTATATTACCAGGTCACCAGTATCGCAAGCCCGACAGCGAACAACACTACCACTGACAGCGTTACTATAAATGACCTATTGGCAGACTCTAGTATTGTGGGCAATAATTTACTATATACAACGGGCAGCGTTGTTGAAAACATAGGGGCACCAGCCTGTCTAGATGTGTGTTTGTCAAAGTCCAGAGCATTTTTAATCGATGCCGAAGACAGAAATCTGGTATGGTTTAGCAAACAAGTTTTGCAGCAAACTCCTATAGAATTTTCAGACCTGTTCACGATTTATGTCGCCCCTACTACCGGTGCGCAAGGTTCTACGGGGCCGCTTACCGCTTTGGCTGCAATGGACGACAAACTAATTTTGTTCAAAAATAACGCAATATATTATGTTACAGGCAACGGACCAGACGCAACAGGGGCAAACAATGACTTCAGTGAGCCGACATTCATTACCTCGGTAGCTGGGTGCAGCAACCGAAATAGTATTGTATTTATGCCGGCGGGCATCATGTTTCAAAGCGACAAAGGAATTTGGTTACTCGGCCGAGATTTAAGCACGAAATACATAGGAGCTATGGTAGAACTCTATAACGACGTGGCAGTAAACAGTGCCGTAAACGTGCCCGGAACTAATCAAGTTAGATTTACATTAGACAGCGGCATATCACTTATGTACGATTACTACTACGACCAATGGGGAACGTTTTCTAGCGGCGCCGGGGGCATATCTAGCACGTTGTGGCAAGGTAAACACACTTTGCTTACTTCACTGGGCCAAATCCGGCAGGAAAATACGGCGTACTTAGATGGCTCGCGACCAGTGCTTCTTAAGTTTACCACAGCATGGATAAAACTTGGTGGGCTGCAAAACTTTCAACGCGCTTACCACTTATTTCTGCTGTCGAACTATATTACGCCTCATAAATTATCGGTGCAGATTGCATACGACTATGTAGACAGTATAAACCAATCTACGACTATTAGCCCAGACAATTTCAACGGAACCTATGGCGCGGACTCTCTGTATGGCGGCTCCAATCCTTATGGCGGACCATCAAATTTGGAGCAGTGGCGAGTTTTTCTAAAGCGGCAAAAGTGTCAATCGTTGCAGTTAACTGTGCAAGAAATTTTTGACCCTTCTAAAAACGTGCCGGCTGGTGCTGGACTTACTATGTCAGGCATAAATATAATTATTGGCGGAAAATCGCAAGCGCCGAAGTTACCAAGTTCACAAAGTACATAACGCGGGACACCATAGCACTATGGGCCACACAGGAGAG